GGAAAGCTTTAGATAAATCGCCAGTTCTTATAGCATCGTACCAGCTCTCCCAATAACCTTCAGGCATTTTACTTTGAAAACCAGGATCTTTAAGCATATTATCTTGATTTTCACTTATATATAGTTGTAAAAAATTATCTTTTATTAATTCTATAGCTAAATTAGTATTTAAAGAAGGATCAGATATAACAGTAAACACAAAATCTGCTAAATCTGCTTGAGGTATTACGTGCTCTTTTCTAGTTCCAGATCCATCTAAATAAGTAGAAGTATAACCACTAGGAAACGCAGCCATTCTAAACATGTGAGAGCTATTGGCACTTGCCGTGGAGAATATACCAGCTAGCATTTGTAACACTAGCTTCTTATCCTCTCCTTTAGCTTCAGTATACACTCTGTCAAACTCTTCTATTATAAAACCTAAACCATCATAATTACTTTTTCTTTCTTTTATATATTTAGAATCATTGTGAAAGTTTTTAATATTTTTATTTAAATTTAACCAAGCAGAACTTAAAGATTTAAAAGTGTCAGCAACACTATTCATCTTGTCTTCACTTAGCGAAAACTCTTTAGTAGATCTTTTTAAATATTTTTTTAATAATTCTTGAAGCTGGTCTTTGTTTAATTTATTTATATTTATTTTAACTACAGCACCATCTACTTCTCCATTATACTTTTTAGAAATAATAGATATTTCTTCAGCGTTTTTAGTAGGTATATATATATTGTCTACGTCTCCTTGTTCGCCAAAATTTAAAAGCAATTGCATACTTAACCTATCAATATCATTAAAATTTTGACCTTTTGCTTTTCCACTACTTATATTAGCAAAAGTTCCAGAGTTTATAGTTGAAGTACTAAAAGGATAGAACTTTAATAATACTTCTTTAAATCTTTTAACATCTTTTTTATTCACATCACCTTTACTATTGTAACCTCTTAAATAATCTACATTAATTTCTTTTAAAAAATTGCTTATATAACTAGCACTAAACTTAATTCTAGGATCTACTTGTAGCTTTTTACTTATTTCAGCTATCTCTCTAGTTGTTCTACCAGAAGCTTTAGCTGTAGAAGGTGAAACATCTCTACCTAATTTTTCTGTTATACCTTCAACTAAAGCAGTTTTTCTAGTACCTCTAAGACCACTTTTTTCTCCAGTGATAGGATTTATAGCTGGTGCTAATAAATAATCTGATAATTGTTTAGCTTTAAAGTCTTTAAATTCATAAATATTAACTCCTTGTTTTAAGTTTTCTACGTAAACTTTTTCATCTAACAAAGCTTTATCTATATCTGCTTTCTTAGTTAGACGCTTTGGAGGATTAGTAAAAAGTCTATCTTCAGGTTTTGTTTGAGCTTCTAATCTAACAAACCACTGTACAGGTAAAAGATCTTTCATTTTAGGAGCCATTTTTTTGACTACAAACTCGTAATTTTTACGAGTACCTAACTTGTCTTTTACTTTTTTACCTAATTTACCTTTAAAAATATCAAGAACAGCAGCTTTAAATTCTTTTTTAGACATATCTGGAAGATCACTTTCATATATTTCTAATCCAGCTGTTTCAAATTCATCTTTAATGTCTTGATCAAATACTTCTGGAAACTCTTTTGGTATCTTAGATTTAGGAGTAACTCTATCTTTAGCTGTTTCAGTAGGTTCAGAATCGTCACGAGCAGCTACTTGTCTAGCTTCTTCATCGTCAATTCTAGCCTCTTGCTTTTTCTTTTCTGCTTCTTTAGCTAACTTTTTTCTAGCATCTAATGAAGCAAATCTAGTATCAGCAAATATTCTTTCGCCAAAACTTTCAGGACCTACAACACTGCCATCTGCTCTAGTTTCTTCAGGATTAAAATTAAATAATCTAAACAATGTATTTTGTATCATTTCGTTACCCTCTTCTGGACTAACTTGTTTAGATCTTATATAGTTATTTATAGCACCACCTGGTTTATTTAACGCGTCTACAATTGGTTTAGCTTTTCTCTCATCTCTTATGAAGTCATCATACTTTTCTTTAGTATCTATGTCTTTAGGTAATAAATTATTTATAGCATCTAACAGTGTAGTTTCAGAATCACTTATCTCTACTTCACTAGCCGCTAATTTAGAAGTTTGTTCAGGCGTCATTTTAACTACTTTGCCAGTTTCTAAATCTATGTCTAAAGCACCGGCTAATAATTCTGTATATTGACCTATTGTCACGCTGCCGTCAGTCAAACCTTTTCCAAGACCAATAAACCAGTTTACAATATCATCTTGACCATTAAAAGGTATGTTATACTCTCCTTCACTAGCATTATTTAGGCTTTTATTAAATAAAAACCCTAATAATGCAGGCATATTACCGTTCTTATTCATTTTTATTTTACCAGCTCCTACTAATTCTATAAACGTAGCTATTACTTCTTCAGAGTCGTACTTACCGTCTTTAAATAAATTACCATTTACTTGTTTAGCATACTCTAAAAGTTCAGCATGGTCAGCTTCCATAAAAGAAACTAATTGATCTGCAAAACCTTTAAAAGCTTGTGGATTTTTACTAATTAAAATTGAAGAAGATCTATGAGATGTTTCATGACCTCCTGTATGAAACATACTATTTTTAACCATGTTAGGCGTATAAGCAAACTCAAATTCATCTATACTGAATCCGTTTTGAGTTCCTTTTTCAAGCTTGCTTATTAAGTTTTTCTTTTGTTCTTCGCCTAATGTAGTGCTTTTGTTTATTATATCTTTAGCTTCTTCAAGTGTTCTTGCGACTCTTAAATTTGGGTTTACTTTTTGATCCTTAACTATTTGATCTTCTGCTATTTTTTCGTGATATAATTTTCTAGCTTCTTGTTCTACTTTTTCTGTAGTTAAGTTTTCATTAGTTACTCCAGACTCAAGTAGATTTTCAGTAGCTTTATTTACATATTCTTTATACTGTTTTTTAGCTGCAAAATTAAAAACTCCAGCTCCTTTAAGCGCGTGCCAAGCATCACCATATGTCTTAGGATCTAAATACTTTTCTTTGGCTTGATCTATTCTAACGTATTGAGCATTAATATCATCAAGTTGTTTTGACTTTTGGCTATCTGTTAAATTATTATTTTGATTTACTTGCTTAGCTTGATTTTTTAATTCAATCAATTTACTTAGCATAAAATTATAATTCGCAGATCCAGCAGGGTTAACACCTTTATTTTTAAATGTGTTATCTAAAGAGTTGTAGTCAGATGTTACTTCTGTTTGCAACTCCATTTTTATATTTAGATTTTCTAATAATTTAGTTTTTAACTCTTGTACTTTTTGTCTTGCATATCTACCATCGCTAGTGCCTGCTAATCTAGTAGCAGCATCCATGAATTTTTGTATACTTTTAGAATAAATTTTATTTTGATTTTCTATTTCACTTATCTTATAAGTATTCTCATTTATTCTTTGTTTTATATTTCCACCAATAAAATCTTTAGTAGTCAAAGCATAATAAGTTGGAGAAAGAACAGACACAGGACCAGTCATTAGTATACTAGTAGCTGCTATTTCTCCTAATCCTTCTGTCAAAGGTCTTTCAGCTAAAACATTTTGTACAACACCATTAATAACTTCAAATCCTGAATCTAAAGTTACATCTTTTATTATGCCAGGTACTTGTGCTCTTAAATAATCTCTACCACCTTTGAAAAACTGTGACGTAGCATTGCCACCTAAACCAGACACTAAACTTTTACCTTTGTTCATTATTTTCCACGTAGGTAAACCGGCAAATAAAGCTTCAGATCCTCCTGATAAAGCGGATCTCCACAATATACCAAACTCATTATAATCTTTATTACCTGCTATAACTTCTCTTCTAAAGTCTAAGTCAGTAGACCCTGCAGCTGAAGAACCCATTATTAACAATGGTATACTTGCGCTACCTCCACTAAATAACATTGTAGCATATTGAGGTATCTGTGTTCCTGCCATATTGAAAAACCAACTACCAAAATCAGCAGCTGTTCTAAACTCACCAAATTTAGGTGGAGCAACATAATAAGACCTTTGCTTTTCTTGATACTCTTTAAATCCTAGCATAACTTCTGTTAAAGGATCTTTTACGTTAGCACCAGCAGACAAAGCACTCATAGCCCAACCGTAGGGCGTTAAGTATTTATAACCACCATAGAGAGATGAACTTATAAAATCTGCAGTAGATAAAACAAAGTTCTGCAGATTAGCTTCAGTGTCGCTATAATTTAACTTGTATATTTCCCACTTATCATTAGCGTTATCTGCGTCATCTATTAACTTAAGTTGAGACGCGTTATTTTTTTTATATAATTCAGTAGTAGCAGTAAACTCTGTTATTTCTGCTTTAGCATTATCAAATATTCTTTTAGGAGCTATAACTTTTTCACCATAATTAGTTGGCACTTCTACTAGATCTTCACCAGGTCTTATTTTTACTTCATAACCTGGAATATTTAAAATAGCTTGAGTAGTTTCTACACTATAACCTTTAAAGTTTTGAATTTTATTTTCAAGTTTTTTCTGAACATACTTATTAGAAGTTATATTATTCTTAATATCTTGCTTAACATTTAAACTAGCTAATATTATTTTAGCTTGTTTGTTTAAATCAGCGTCTCCTAAAAAGTCCATGCCAATAGCTTTTTCAAAAACTATTTTTTCTTCTTCAACTAACTCTTCTGGTACTAATACATCATTTACAGCTTTTCTACTTATAAATTCTGTAAAGTTTTTACCGTTATTTTCTTGACTCCATTTTTTAGTATCAAATAAAACTTTCTCACCGTTAGATTTATTATAATAAAATAAAGCTTCTTTGTTTTGTTTAGAGTATTCTATTATGTCTTTGTCTTTTTGACTAGCCATTTCACCACCGACATATGTGCTAGGTATTTCAGTATAGGTATCTAGTTTTTTATCACTTCTGCCAAATCCTCCTCTTTGTATATCTTGCTCGTAAGTAGGCATTGTAGAATAATTTATCTTGCCTGATATTCCTATAGATTTACCGTCTGAACCTGGTGTTTGTATAAAAGTATTAAAAGCTGCTTGTTGAGACTTTCTATATCTAGAGTCATCTAAATTATCTTCAGCAACATCGTAACTAAATCTTCTACCTGGCTGTACATCTATATAAGCTGGAGTAGTTTTATTAGCAAATTTAAATAAATCTACACTAAAGTTTTCTAAATCTGATACTTGACCTATAGAATAATTATTTGTTTTAGGTATTTTTAAATTATCTACATTTAAACCATCACCAGTAAGATTACCCTCGTTATCGTATGCAGGTTTAGATTGTAAGCTAGTTAAGTAATCGTCAAGTGATTTTTTATTATCTTCAGTTAATTTTACTTCTTCGTTTATAGTATTAGCAGCTAACCAACTAGCTAGTCGCATAGATTCAGATCTAGCTTTAGCTTTATTTCCATCAGCAAAAACATCAAAGTATTCTACTTCGTCATTTTTAGTATTAGTTACTGCTATTCTATTTTGCAAAGGATCATAAGCATTAACATCAAAACTTTTTGGTAATAAATTATTTAATATTCTAGCTACAGTATTATCATCAAAATCGTTAAATATAGCTTCTGTAGGACCAGAAAAAGTCTTTTTCCAGTAATCTAAACGTTTATCAGTATCTGTTTCTTTAGAAGGAACTACTATTTCAAACTCGTCTAACAAAGTACTAGTAGAAGCCTCTTGCATATATCCAGATCTTTTACCATGTTTGTTGTAATCCTCTAAGTAATCTTCTACGCTGTCATATTTAGGCAATGCGTAAGATGTATTTTTATACTCTTTTTTTGTCTTGTTTTCGTTTCCTGGTATTTTTACATACTCTTCATAAGAAAGTCTATCAGGCGCAACGTACGTATCATATATACTAGCATAATTATGTATTCCTAGCAGCTTACCACTTTTGTCATATCTGTAATATATTTTATCTTCAAAATCTATAAGATCTTGCTTAGACTTTTCTTGATCTATTAAAAGTTGGTCTATTTGTTTTTTAGATTCATCATCTAAAAAAGAGTTATATCTCTTTACATAATCATTTAAACGTTCTTTGCTATATTTTTTGTTAATAGCATCTATATTATTTTTATATTTAGTGACAGCTTTATTATATGCGTCTTGTTCTAAAGCATTTAGATTTAATAATTCTGTACCATCTTCACTTACTTTTTTATATTTATCAATACCATCTACAAAATACTTATCTAATTCAGCTTGAAAATTTTGCTCTGCTTTTAATACATCTCTATCTACAGCTTTTTGAATATTCTCATATTTAACGCCATATTCGTCTTTAAAAGCTTTTTTCATGTCCTTTGTATTATCTGCTTCAGGATATATTACATTTTCAATTTTAGGCTTTTCTTCTACTTTGATAGGTTCAACTTTTTTATTCTCTTCTAATACCGATGAAGTATTTTCCGGCTTGGAAACCCCATTGCCTTTTATCTCTGTCGCAGTCGGGGCACTCTCGACAGGTGTCGGCTTTTCCACTTTAACTCCTTCATCTTCCTCTTCGTCTGTTATAGTTTCTATTTTAGGATTTTTAGAAATTAATTCTTCTAAAGTATAGCCTTTTACATCAGCTACTTGAGTCATTTCATCTTCAGTATAGTCTGTTCCGTTAAATCTATAATTCATATTATGATAATTGATTTGCTGTTTCTATTGGATTAAATTTATTTGTATTAGTTTCTTGAGCTGTATCTTTTAATTTAACATCCATATTTACTTTGCCCATAGCTTTTTTATGATTAGTAGGAGTTATTCCAGCTGCTGGCCTAACTTGATTCATTAAGTCTTCAAAGCTGTCTATGTCTAATTCTTGATAGCCACCTGCAGTTTCTACATAGAGTTTAGTAGGATCTACATCTTGTAAAGCATTACCATCTTCGTCTTCTATTTTATAACCTTTAGACTTTATAAGCTCTTGCTGTAAAACTGTTCCGCCCTTCCATTTTCTAGGAGTTCTTTCGTTTTTTGCGCTAATATCAGTAAGTACTTCTGCAGCACCTCTAAATCCTTGATCAGAGAGAGTATTGTAATTATCGTAAATATCTTGATAACCATAATTAGCTTGCTCATTATTTCCAATTTTACTTTTACCTTTAAAGTATTTATTAGATATATCTTCATTAACTAATATAGAATTATTATTTACTATATCGCTTACAATATCAACATTTGCTTCACCTGCGTCTCTGTCATTAACATAAGTAGTTCTACTAGTCTCAGAAGCATATTTTCTTTTCACATCGTCTATTAATAGCTTTGATAGTCTTTCTTTTTGCTCTTTAGTATTACTCCATCTACGCATTTCTTCTGATCCATCTGGTCCACCAGCCATTTGCCAAAAGTTTTGAGCATAATTATAACCAGGTATTTTACCTTCAACATTATTCATACCTCCGTTATATACAAAATCAGTAATTGATTTTTCTAAATTAGCATTAGCATTATCAAAATCTTGTACGATAGTTCTAACTGTAACTTTCCTATCACCTTGCACATTGGTAAGACTATTTGTAGATTTAGTTTTTAATTGACTATAAGCATTTTTATTTTGATCCCATATTTTCTTAATACCTTTATCGTAAGGATCAGCATCAGTACTGCCTATTAGTCCGCCGCCATTTTCAACAAGCTCTTTATATTCGTTATAACCTATTTTAAGTTGTTTCCCGTTTTCCGCAGTATACAATATATAAGAAGATCCTTTAAACCCAGGTTGTTTATTACCTACAGATTCAAAACTAAACCTACCTTGCTTAGTTCCAAATATAATGTGTTTGCTAGCTTCTAATCTTAAATCAAATTCAGGAGCTCCGTCATCCAATGCTATACCACTTATGCCTCTTTCTGGATTAAGTAATTCGCCATTTAAATTCCAAGCGCCTTTATTGCTTTCTACAGTTTTATTAACTAAATCAACTAAGACAGGTGCTTCATCTAATATTTGCTCTATGTTTCCGTATACTGTTTCGTATTCAACACTATTAGGATCATATTTAGCTAATTCACCATATAAATATTTTAAATCTTCTTCAATACCAAACTGTATACCTCCAAAGTCGTCATCATCTAGCTCGTCTAAATCACTCATTACATCAAAGCTAGTTTCTTCTTGTAATTTAACTAGCTCTTTAGTAGTGTCTTCGCCTTTTAAAGCTTTTTGTCTAAGTTCTCTAGCTTTATCTACATTTGATTTTTTTACTTTTATAACTTCATCACCTACTCTAACATTAGCATAGCCTTCTTCTTCACCCACCATAGTATTTTTTACTGAGTGAACCACGTTTAAACCAGCTTTTCTTTGTTGTTTTTCTAAAGTTCTTTTGTCTTTTGCTCTTTTAACATCAGCTTTTTGTTTTTCTATTCTTTGCTTTTCTAAAAGTTTTTGTTCTTCTATAGCTCTAGTTCTATTATTTTTTAAGTTAGTAGCTATATCAGTTTGTATCTTACCCAAAGCATCATTTAATACTGAGTGCGATTTGTCTAATATTCGACTTGGTTGTGTATATGATCCCATAGTTTATGATTTAAAAAGTGAGTCAGAAAATCCACCACTAAAATCTGTACCTGTAGCAAAGCTTGTTAAGCTACCAGCAGCACCAGCAAAAGCAGCGGTTGCATCAGCTTGGTATTGCATTTGTTGGGCTAGTTGATTGTCATACAACGCTTGAGCCCTATCTAGCTGCTGCATGTCTCTAGCATCTTGTTGTTGGAATACAAACTGTTTTCCAGCGGCATCTAAATTTTGCATCCTTATTTTTTCACTCATTATTTGTTGTTGTAGATTTTGTTCGCCTTGTGCTTTTAATTGCTCATTATTAGCTTCTTGTTTCTGTATATCAGCTGCAATACCTCTTTTACTTCTAGCAGCAGCTTGAGCTAAAGCAGTAGCACCACCAGCTCCAAAACCCCCAGCTCTTACAGTGTCTAAGGTATTAGCTAAAGATAAATCTGCTTCTTCGGCTTCTATTTGAGCAGCTTGAGTAGCTACACCTAAATTAGCATAAGGGTTAGATAATGAACTTGATAAATCTTCGGCTCCTTCATAAGGATTTATAATAGGTGTTCTATTGTTTTCTAATTTAGTTATATTATCAGCTAAAGTTTTAGCGTCATTCTTAGCTTTATTAGCTTTGCTTGTTGCTATAATACCACTAGTTATTTGAGTTGCTGCACCTACACCAGCTAGTATAGGAATTATTAAAGGTATTGGCATAATTTATTTTTAAGATGATTGTACAAATTTAGAACCTACACTCCATAGTTCTTTTAAACCACCTACGTTAGTGTAATTATCTGTTGATATTTTTACAGTAGCAAAATATCCTTTTATACCAGATATTTCATTACCAAATATTATTTCTTCTGGCCTAACAACACTGTTGTTTATTAAGTTAGCTACATATAGGTTTTCTTTTCTATTAAAACCTGCTCTTTTAGGTTGACCAGTTATAGTGTCAGTATACAAACCTTGATCATAACTATATACAATAGGTGTTGTATCTTGATACTGATTACTATTAACATAAGATGGCGGAGAAGTTAATGGCACATCAGGATCGACTCTTTGAAAGTCAGATCTAAAGTGATTTATCTGAAAGCCGCTATCGCCTTCATAGTTAATAGTTTGAAAAACTTTTTTAATTGAAGGATTTGAGTTAATAACAAAAGTTACACTAGAAGGATTAGCTACGTTATAAAAAACTCCTCTATTATTAATCACAGTTTCTTCATAATGTTTCCATATTTTAGCGTCTTTAAACGAGTAAAAGTTGTTTTTAGAACTAAAAATAATATTAGGTCTATAAGTATAATAACTAGTCCAGCCTTTTATAGACTCGTCAAAAGACAATGTTGAAGTATTTTTTATAGCTAAAGGCTCGTTTAAAAATGTAAACTCTTCAGTAAAAGCAATATCAGTTGGGGCTTGTTGGTAAGATAATGTGTACTGCCTGTCTCTAACATCCCAAGCACCTTCTATAGTATCTTTAACAAATTTAAAAAAAGTTATTTCTGTTTTTTGAGGATTTGAAGTAGGTATTGTAACAGATTCAGATAATGTAACTGTATTCGTAGTTGTATTTAAACCTGTTATAAAAGCTTGAGTAATTAAACCAGCTATAGAAGCTGTCATACCATATTCTAAATTTGCTATATTAGCTGCTGTAACAACAACAGTTGTAGTAGAGCCAGGTGCTGTACCACTAGATGTTACTACATTATACCTTTTAAAATTATCTTCTATTAATTCAGATTGATCTCTAAAAAAATCTTCCATACCTACTGCAGATATTTCACTTAATCCATCTCTTGATAATCTCATAACTTTACCTCTATACTTATCAGCAAAGTATCTTCTGAAACCAAATGTAGCAAAACTTTCTGGATTTTTACTTATGCCATAGTTGCCTAAATAAGGCACGTTTTGACCTATCACTTGAGTTAAAGAGCTTACTGGAGTTTGACCTCCTTCTGCAGAGTATATAGCATCTTTATCTATTAAAGATTTACTTACTTTATTTTCTTGAAATATAGTTAAGTTATTATCTAACGCATATAATCTTTGTATAGAACCATGACTAGGATCTAAAGCGGTACTTATAGTTTCTCCAACTGAAAACACATTTGTTTCATTAAAACCAGTTCTAGAATTAAAAACACCTGAATATATTATAGCATTTGATCTATTTAACTGTACAGGATTATCTTCATTTACATATGCTTTTACTCCAAAATCAACACTAGTATTATTAAATCCACCTTTTATTCTAGCTTCTTCAACAAACCAGTTACGATCTTGTATTTCTGTAGAGAGTGTATTAGCATTTATTGGAAAAACACCAGTATTATAAGGTGACCAAAATATACCAGGCCAAACAGGTTTATAGCCAGTAGCTGCGCTAGCTCCTATTATAGACCCTGTTCTTTTCATCCAAAACGAATTGTAATAACTTATTGGTACTCTTGCTGCCATATTAAAAAGAAATTATTATAGTATGAATAATATCAGTTGTTAAATTACCTTGATCCGTTATTGTTATAGGAAGTTCTACCCAAAATAATCCATACATGTTAGTATCATTGTTGCCTACTCTATCGTTCATTAACAATCCATAGTTATAAGTAGTTCCATCAGGCAATTGGTTATTATAACTGTTGGGTATTAAATTTCCTTTTGATCCTCCAATACTAAAATAATTCCATAACAAGCTATCATTTATAACTAGTTTACCAGTAGAAGTTAAAGATATACAGTCTCTTAAAGCGTTGTCTATATCCGCGTAAGATCCATCAATAGATTCATCTCCAAAATAACCATTTATTGTAAAAGGAGAACTTACTATACCATCACCAGGAGTGCCTGCTACAGCGCCATACGCTGTGGGTAGTTTTAAATAAGATCCTGAAGTAAATGAATATACTAAATCGCTTTGAATTTGAGATTCATTTAATGTGCCATTTATAGCGCCTATAAAACCATTAATATTAATAAATCTTGAAACATCTCTTCCTTCTTCCATGACAGACCAAGACTCTTGCACGCCAGTATTAGGAACATACTCTATTCTAGACCTCCACCTACTAGGACCATTAAAAGAATAGTTCATAACAGTATTAACATTGCTTTGAAACGCTGTAGGATAATTTGATGGTACACTAGATATAGATTGACCTCCAAATAAAAAGCTTCTTGCAAAACTAATTGGACCACCAGTCCCCGCATAACCTGACCAAAGTATACTAAAATTATCAGTGCTAGATGAGCTATTATTAACAGCTGAATTATCAAATTTACCAAAAGTAAAAGTTGTAGCCCCACCCGGTAGTGGCCCTATAACTCTATCATCTAGTTCCATAAAATTGTTAGGTCCAATAGTTTTACTACTAATATTAGAATAGCTACCTGTATTATAAAAATAAGGTAAAGATCCTCTAGTACCTAAACCTTGAGTAGCAGTGTTATTGCCGGCAAATGCACCACTATAATAAGTAGGTCTCAAAGATAAAGGAGGTGTTTCATTAGTTTGTCTACTATAGTTTCTATAGTTTTCGGCAATAGTAGGTATTGCGTATGGTAATGTAGTAGGTGGAGCAGTAGAAGTGCTGTTAGTGTCTTCGTTATACTGAGGTTGAACATTACTTAAAGCTCCAGTAAAACTTAAAGTACTATTAGTTATACTATTTGCTGTAGCTGTTATATTAAACGTAAAGTTTTGACCATTTCCAAAATAAAAATAATCTAAAGCCCAAACATTAAATCTACCTGTAGCTACAGCTGGATTTCCACTAACTTGTTTAGTTATTTTAAACTTACTAGCAATGTTCGTTGAAGGATTTAAACTTGAAAAAACAGTATCTAATGTGCAGGTGTTACTAGTACTTAGTATAGCTATATTATCTTTATCTCTTAACTCTATAGTGTATATTACATGGCCATATTGCGGCTCTTCATCTGTTCCTGTTCCTTTTTCATATAGCCTAGAATTTTCAAATATATCTAAAGTATCAGCTGTTAATGAAACTGGCCCTAAATTGTCATCATTTATAGATATATTTAATTCTGATATAAAACCAGATGTAGATGTTTCATAAAATATATCTAAATTAGACACAAAAGGGTCTGTTTCATATACACCTACATTATTAAAAGAAGCTACATTACTATTGGCGTCGGTTGTACCAAATAGCTTATTGTTAACAATATTAGCAATTGTAGCAGTTTTTCCTTTGTATAATTTAGTTACATCTACTTCTAAGCCTGTACTTATTAATACGCCAGAAGCGTCAAAAGATTGTTGAGAGTTGTATATAATAGAACTAATATCATCATTTTGTCTTAATGGCTCTATAAAATAACTATTAGTATTACTAAACGCTTGTGTAGTAGGATTTACTCTTGGAAATAAATTTACAGATGATCTAAACTCTTTCTCTTCAGGCCCTACATTTTCTAAATCTTTAGGAACTTTATTTATATTATCATTTACTAAAGAAAAATAACTATTTAAATAATCGTAGTTAGCTGTATCTTCTCTATAAGAACTAGGTATATAAACATTATAGTATTCTTGTTGTTGTTGTTTAACAACTATTTTGTAAGTATACCACCCAAGTGGATTGCTAGCACTATATAAACCTGGATAACCTGGTTGTGATATTGTTTCTGGTATAGCAGTTTCTAAATATAAAAGCATTTGTTTACCTGTAAAATTTAAAATATCAGCAGCAGCAAAAGAAGCAGCGTTAGAGTACGAATTATATATTGTAGATGCTCCATAAGAATCACCAGAAACCTCAGTAGAACCTTGTATACTAGACAATATAACGTCTGATTGCCTTCCGTATCTATCTGATAAAACTATACCAACTTGATAGTTTCTATTTTCTTTTAAAGTATGGTTGTTAAATACTCTTTTATCTTGAGACAAAGGTATATCTACTTTTTTTGTTACAGCTAGTTTGTATTCTAAGCTTAATGGTGAAGTGTGTTTGTCAATATAGTTACCATACATTACCCTATTTCCAGATACCTCTTGAGCTAAAGCTCTAATAGGTACTTTGTCGTAAACTCTTGTTACATCTTTTTCTGGTAAAACTCTAATAGGTTTTGTGGATTTATATGTGTATTTAATGTAAGAATCGTTACCACTATTTGATAAATTATTTACAAATGTTTGGTCTAAAACATCTATAACTTTTATACTTGTTTCATTTGCAAACTTGCATAGTATTTCTACTTCTTTTATGTTTAAATCATTAAAAGCTGTTGTCCAAGTAGGGTAAGCAGGTGGAGTTGCGCTATTAGCTTCAAAAGGGGTTCTTATAAATAAATCAATACAGTCTATATTGTTTTCAAAAAAATTTACAACAGAACTTTTTGCAGCTAATTCTTCGTCATTTAAAACAAAACTACCAAATTGCTTAGGCGTAAATGCTATTTGAGTAAAAGGTGCTATTAAAGAATATTCATTATCATCAAATTTATATCTATAAGAAAATCTAACAAACTTATCTTTTAAAAATTCTGCATCCCCAGAAAAATCTGATTGATAATCTGGGTTTTCTCTGTATATTTTTACTGTAGTTCCATCTAAATTAGCTGGCACAGCGTTATTTGAATCTTTTATTGTTATAACACTTCCTGCATAATTTACTATTTTATATTCTGCGTCTTCTGTTATTATAGGAGCAGAAGACCCACTATTAGCTACATAAAGCTTAGAGTCGTTATATACAGCGTTCCAACCATCTAATATAGGAGCCGCACTATTGGCATTTTGTAAAGTATAAGTACCACTACTTTGGACAACTACAGATAAATTACACTCAAGTATTGGTGGTAAATATTTATTACCGCAGTTTTTCAAACCATATTGCGAAAATGTTATAACATCATTTGCTGTCCAAGTACAATTAGCACTTAATGTTACAGATCCATTTACACTAGACACATTAGTTAAATATATATTTTCACCTAGTGTACCTCCTTGAGGAGTTAAAGATACTGGCATACCAACAAACAGACCTTCAGCAGCTGCGGTACTTTTTACATCCAAAACTAATGCTGTTCCACCAGGAGCAGTTTGCGAATTAGTAGCTTTTAATTTTATTTCTTTATAAAACTGTGGTGAATTTGAAGGATAAAACTTAGCAACTGAAACTTTGTCTTCACTATTATAATATGAACTATTAGTAACTGCAATATCTACATTAATTTTTCTAGGTTGATTTCTATCATCTGTAAAAAATAATAAATTTTCTATTAAATTAACACCATATATTCTGTGCGTTTTAGAGAAATTAAGAAAATTTCCTTGTACTAAAATTATAGAACTATTAGTAGTAAAATTATACTGTAATATATAATGACTAGAATCGCTAGGTGCTTTATTAGATATTTGATCTAGAGAAGAATCATTGTAGTTTGTAATAAATACATATAGCATGTTGTTAATTTCTTCAACTAAATATCCTATTATTTCTAACTTAGTTCCAGTTAACCCAAAGTCTGATAAACTATTATTACCTAGTATATTTTGAAATGTTCCAACACCATCACCCTCTGATCTACTTATAGTAACATTTTGACCTATTCTATATTCACCTTGAGGAATCAATCTATCATCTAGATCTTGATTCATCTTAGCTTTTATAAAGTTATTTTTAGTTTCTGGCATAATTAATGTTTAATCCATTTAGATTTACCACGCATTACTTGAGTAAATGCTTCTAATTTAATATTAGATAATCTTATCTTAGCGTTTCTTAACTTAGCTGATCTGTCTCTTTTGTATCTTTGTATAATATATTCTGGTATATTTAACTTAGCGCTAGTAATAGCATATATTATATGAGCATACATAGCTTCTTCTGCCATCTTAGGTACTTTAACATCCTCATCATAAGCTAAACCATCAGATATATAATCTATTATTATTAATCTGTCTCTTAAGTTACTACTAAAAGAAAAACTACCTTTTCTTTCATTTATAGTAAACCAACCATTTTTTTGAGTTGTCTCAGGATCTAGTCCATATCTTCTTCCATAAGCTAGTTTCCACCAATCAAAATCATAAACATTAGAACTGTCCATATCTAACTGACCTGTTAAATCTTTTTGATCTAAAGTATGCCATCTCTCTGTAGTAAAAGCTTGCGCTGACTCTATATTACTTCCTTTACTATTTTGAGTAGGTAGTCCTTCGCTGTCTTGAACTATAGGCGTAGGATTACTAGTCAATGTAGTTGGATATATAATATGCTTAACACCTGATGTATCTATCCAAGATAATTGTACGTAATTTACATAGTCTTGTGGTATAGGTAAAGTTAAGCTAGCAGGTATAGTTAGCTCTTGTGATTTTACAGATTTTAAAGTATCATAGCTAAATTCTTGTAAACCTCTTTTAGCATGAAATATAACATCAGATCTTCTAGCATTTGATATTACTTTATCACTACCTACATATATAGCCATAAAATTAGTTATTATTTCATCTAAGCTTACGTACTCATAACCACCGTAGTTATTCCACTTAGCTTGATCTATAGCTCTAATTCTTATTTCAGTAGTAACCGGTACAGCTACAGTTAATCTAACTACGTTTCTACTTATCAAAGAGTAATTAGCTAAAGGATATAAAGAAAAATCAACTACTCCAGCTGCTCTAGTTTCTACAACATAGTTAGCAATTCTAGTAGTATCAGCATCGTTTAGTACTATATTAGCAGTCCATGTTAAGTCTTGAGTAGGTGTGTTAGTACCTACATACAATTGGCTTCCTTGGTAATATTGGTAATTAGTTTCTGTTATTAGTCCCATTTATTAAGTTTTTTCAATTGCATCATCTTGCTGTACTAGGCTAGAAGCAGTTTGTATTATTTGTGGATCTCTTATTATAACTCCAGCGTATTGTAGTATTCTAAGTGTAACTTCTGTTTGTTCTAATTCTGACAATTCAAAGTCTACAGATCCAGTAGTTGGAATAATACCAGCTCCTGTATTAGTCGGTTCATATACGTATTGACCTAAAGAGCCTACACTATAAGCCCAAGTAACATCAGCGGGTTTTCTTATGTAGTTTATAGTAATTTCTGCTATAGTAGGCGAAACGTATAATGTGTGATTTCTTATAGTGAATACTGGAAAAGCAGCACTAGGTCTTGTGAGTGGAGATTTATTTATTAAGTTAAACTCTCCTTGTGTAATTTCTTCTAAAACCGTAGGGTATTCTGGACCAAAAGGATTATTACCAGCAGCATTTGTACCTACATATGTTACAGTTCCTAACTTATAAAATCTAGTTAATTGATTTAAATCAAAATTAGTAGTTGTAGTTTGTCTTTCAAATACAGCTATTTTTTCTTCAACTGTTTTAACTTTATTAGCATATTCAGTACTGTTATTAGCTTGTCTTAAAAATAAATTTAAATCATCAAAGTACTTATCTAATATTTCTAGTTGAACTTGCGTAGCTAAGCTATTAAATTCAGCTGGAGTCATATAACCTCTTTGCTCTTTGTTTAAAATAAACAAAACAGTTTGGTAAACAGTATTTGCGTTAATTGCCATATTTATATATATTAAAAAGGCGGCGAGTAGCCGCCTTAATTATAATCACTTGTTATTTTAGTTTTTTCTGTATAGAGTTATATACTTCTAAACCTTCATCAGTTTTAAACCAAGCTGCCATAGCTGAGTATGGATTTTCGTCAAATGGTACATTCATTAATTTTCTACCATTTGTTGCCCATTTAAAAGTTCTATTATCATCTGATAACAATATTATTCTATTTTCTGTAGCTCTAATAGCTAGATTTCTTAACTCAACATTTTCATCTTGAGCTAAATCTAAGAATAACACTGGATCTTTTTTAGCAAATAATAATAAATCTCTTTTAAGTTCTTTTGAGCTTAATTTGCTAACACCTGATCCTACTTCAACTCTTAATATAGCTTCTGCTTTATCTACATCCATTTCATAAGCCATATTCATTGCTGATATTTCAGCTTCTAAATAATCAAACTCATCAACAGCATTAGCTACAGGATCAAACTCAGCGAATATTAAATCTCGATGAGGATGATGAAGTAAAAACTCTTGTAAATTTCTTTGTTCTTTTTTAACCATTAAGTGACCTTCTTCAAATACAATATGCTTTAAAGTAACAGATCCTTTTTGCTCATCAACAAATATTGACTGTTGGTTTGTAGCATATCTTAATTCTCTTTCGTAACCTTTTTTTGGATCAAACCAAACTAATGGGTATCTTCTAGAGTGTCTACTAGGTAAAGTATAAGTTAACGGTGTTTTATTGTTTAATAGATAATAGTTTCTATCTTTATATTCCCAAGTATCTTTTTTAACCTCTTGCTTGGGAGCAGGAGCTTTTTTTGTTTTTGTTTCCATAATATAATATAATATAATAATTAAAAAGACCCCGCCGAAGCGGGATCTTATTATTGTAAATCCAATTTATTACAATGCAGCTGATCCAGCAGCAGCAGAAGTAACAACCGTATCATTTTCAAGTAATAACGGTAAACTTCCTGGACTTTGTATTGCCTCAGCCATAGCTTTATAAAAAGCTGTTGTAATAGCCGCAGCAGTAGTAGTGTTAGCATCTGGAATAGTAACGTTAACAAGGAATTGTCTTCCGTTGCTTGCGCTAGATCCAGTACCTTCTAAATAATAAATATTAAGAATATGCGAAGAACCTGGTGAACCACCAAAAGTTAACGCCATAACACCGTCTACAGGAATTAATATAAATTCTGCAGCAGCAGATGCAGTAGCATTTGCTGTAATTGCTTTAATGTAATTTGCCATAATTTCTATCTTTTAAATGTTAATAATTAATTAAGCTCCTTTAAATAACACGAAGTTATTAGCAGCTTGTACGACTAAACATCTTTCAGATAAGAAATTAACTCTCATTGTATCAAGATCTGAAGTGAAAGCTCCACCTACAGAACCAGTGATCCATGATTTCATTTTTCTATCTTCAGTTTCAGAAGCTCTATATCTTATATGTAAGAAAGGACGTCTGATGTTTGATCCTAACATTTGATCGTATACTGTAGTAGTTCCAGCAGGAATCATTACACCATCAATCTCGTTATCAGAACCTCTTAGAGTAATGTCGTTTAAGTATTTCCAATCAGTCTTGTAGAAGTCATAAGAACCTCTTCTAAAACCTGAAAATCCAAAATTCAACGCCATATCACCGTCATTTTCAAATAAACCATAAGAAGCAGCTTGAGTAGAAGCATAAGAGCCATTTACAGCAGCTAACATATCGTCAAAATCAAGAGCAGTAGCTCTAGATAAGAATAACATGTTTTCTTCAATAGCACCTTGCTTATCTAATTGCTTAAGAATAGCATCGAAATCACCTAAAGCACCAGATCCTGGAGCAGCAGCACCAGCAAATCCAGAGTATACATTACCTCTATCGTTTAATGCCGAAAATAAACCTTCAGTACCTTTTATTTGAGAAGCAGAAGCATCTCCAAATTGAGCACCAAACTGAGTATTAGCATTTACGTTAGCTTGTCTTACACCTTCAACCATTGCAGTTTCTAGGTAATCTTCAAATCTTAATCTTGTTTCAGATTCAGCTTTTAAATACCATAGATAACCTGATTGACCATCTTCAGTAGCTACTTCAATCCAACCAATTTGAGCAACATCAGAACCAGATAGTTCATAGTTATCTTTTAATATAATTGGTGAATTTTTATGAGTAGTTACACCTGGCTCAATTGCTCCAGACATTCCCTGACTTCCTTTTGGAAATTCAGAACCATATACAAACACGCTATTAGTAGCAGCACCTGTAACAATTCCAGCGGGAATAGCAGCTGCAGTTGTTTCATAAAGAATACAAGTTAGTGTGTATGTTCCACCGCCAGCGGTAACTAAAGCTTTAGCAGTAACTAATCCAGTAGCATTATCTGAAATTAAAATTGTATTACCATTTCTAATAGCTGATGAAGCAGGATTAGCACCTTGAGTAATAGTTACAGTCACAGTTGAATTAGCTCCAGCAGCAACTTGTACAGTGTCATACGCAATGTGTAATCTATTTTGTTCAGTCCAAATAACTTGGTCTGATGTCATAGGCATTTCAGCGCCTACCATTCTTAAGAAACCGCCTATTGTTCGGTTTCCGTATCTCTCTACTTCAGCTTCATAAAGCTCAGGTAGATATTGTTGTGCCCATTGTTCGAAACCAGCAGCCTGAAAGTCAATGTAATTATCTTGTACAGTAACTTTACTAGGCATCGGTACTATCGACGCAGGGAAAGAATTGTTTCCTACAAATCCCATTTTTTATGTTTTAGTTGTTGTTTTATTTTTTACTTTAAATTTCAACCTAGAACTATCTGCACCGCTAATTGCCCTCACTTTTAATCCATTTAAATAAATTTCACCATTGTCTTGTGGACGAGTTTCATTTGTTATATTTTTAGATTTAGCCATAATATCTTTAGTAGCGTCGGTCTTACCTTGCTCATAAAAATGCTTAGCTATAGCATCAGCATTATCAGCAGCATAAATAGCTTTGTGGTAGTTAACAGCGTCAACAACTTCACCATTTTTGTTTAAGAACTTCTTAACGAATGTGTTTAAGTTAGACTGTTTTGCCGCAACATCATCAGGGTTGTTTACATTATATTTAAAAGTTTTATCTCCAAATTTAAAATCAAAACCTTTGAAATCATTGAAAACATCTTTTGTTTTTTCCTGAAACATCTCATGACGTTGTTTAGCTATTTCTTGTTCTTTGTTGTATGTATTGAGAAAGTCAAGGGCTTTTTGTTGATCAGAGCTAGTATTAGGTTTCAACTTGATTTCATCATAATACTTTTGCTTTGTTTCTTCAAAAAACTTTCTTGCTTTCGCAAGCTCTTCTTTAGCAGCAAGCTGCTTTTTCTTAATATCTTTTTTATCTTCCTCATCTTCGTCGTAAGAAAAGCTGTCTTCTATTAAAAACTCTATTTCTTCTTTATTTAAATGAGGTTTAGTAGACTTGTAATACTCTACTAATAAAGCATCAGCATCTACTTTAGAATAGTCAGTATTTAACCTGACATAATCTTCAATATTACCACCAGTATCTTTCATAAATTCAATTAATTTATTTATATTTTCTGGTAGCTCTGGAGTTTCAGCTTTTACTTCTTCAACTTGTTTTTCTTTTTCTTTTTCTTCTTGTACTTCCGTTATTGGACTTACTTCTTCTTCTTTACTCTCAGTGGCAACGACTTTTTCTTCGTGTGTTTCTCCCACTTTTTCGCCATCTCCGGATTCGTTGCGTACATGAACTTCCTCTGTGCTTGACTCTTGAACGGCATCTTCTTCTTTTTTAGTTAAATCAACTTTAAAGACCTGATCATTAGGTCTTTTATAAGAAGGCTTTTTTATTTTTAAACCTTCTTTTTTTTCTTCTTTTATTTCTGACATAATATAATATAATAGTTAATATAAAATTATTGTGATAATAAATCACTGTATTTAGCATCAAAATTTATAGGCGGTCCATCCATTTGCCTTTGTGAGATCATCTCACTTTGCTGTGAACCTTCTAATTTTGTTCTTTGATCTTTTCTATCTTCAATCATTTTTTCTTTTTGAGCTTGAGAATCTACTTCCATTTGTTTTAGCTTCATATCATAAGAATACCTAAGATCTAATAATTGCTGATCAATTTGAGCTTTTTGTTGCATTTGTAAAATCTCAAAATCACTTTGAGCTTTTGCTAGTTGCATTTTTTGCTCAGTTAATACTTGTTGCTTTTGTGTTTCAGCTAACGCAGTTTGTTCTGCTAATTGTGCATTAGATTGAGCTTGAGCTTGCATGTTCTGCTGTTGTATTCGCTGATCACGCTTTTGTTTTCTTTTTCTTCTTTCTTTAAGCATCTGATTAGCAAGCTTGATATTATTAATTTCTCTAAGATCAATAGCATCTTCTAAATCAATAGCACCACCTTTTAAAGCTATTTGTATATTTTGCTCTAAGTATTGCTTTTCTTCTTCATCTGGTTCTAAGTCTAAAAATATACCAAAATCATGAAGGTTTAAATTAGTTATCTCTTCTAATGTAGAAACATTGTACCTTGATATACTATTTTCTAAAGCTGACTTTGTAAAAGGATATTCTAAAGAATCTGATATTCTCAAACAAATATTTTCACACGTCCTAGAAGTAATATATAACATAGCTTGTAGTAAGTGTCTAGTAGCAGTGTTAGAGTTTGCAGCAGCTAACTTTTGTAAACCAACTAACGCATTTTTATCTGGAGTACTTCCATCTCTAGCTTCATTTAATCCGGTTACATCTCTTATCATTTTTAAATAATACTCATATGTTTGTATAAGAGACTGTATTTTAGCACCTCCTGAGCTAGACTGTAATTCTTGTATAGGAACTTTTCCTCTGTTAGGATCACCATCTTGAGTTAATGATCTACCAACTATACTACCAGTTTGGAAATACATATTTAAAGCTTCAGCTGGATTATAATTAGTTCCATTACCTAAGTCTACTTCAGCTAAACCATCCATATCTAAATAAACACCATCAGGAACTATTCTAGACATTACTTGTTGTAGCTTTAAATGAGTTAATTGTATCATATCAGCAAAACCTGTTATTCTACCAACTAAACTTTCAATACGTCCTTTATACATACGAGGCGCACATATATTATAATTCATTTTAACTCTGGTGGTATCTGCAAATGGCCTTGTCATGTTTTTAGCCAGTTCCCACTTTAACATTAAAGGATGTCCCAATATTTTAGCACCTGAGTATAACGTTTCTATAGTTCTAGAAACTCTTTCAAAGTTGTCATTTTCAGGTGGATTAAATGTATCTGGCTTTTCTAAAGCTTTTTCTAACCCAGTGGGCGTTTCTTTAATTTTAAAAACTTGATCACTATATGTTTTATATTCAAAGTATAAAACCTGTACTGTTAAATTATCATTTCTACCATTATAACCTCTTAAGTACTCAGCATTACCATCATATTTCTGTATTGTTTCTAGCTCTTGATCTGTTAAATACGGAAACTGCATTTTTAAATCAGCCAATGATATTGACTTTACTTCACCAACATAATATAAGTCTTCAAAATTAGGGTCTTCTGTATATGAATATACTAAAGCAGCTGGATCAACATAATCAACAACAATACCTTCTGCTTGATTCCAATTAGTTTTTGTACAAGCAATACCTAATACTGTTAAATCTTGTGCGATTCTTCTTCTAGTTAAATCATATTTATTTCTATTTAAAACGTCATTAATAACTTCTTCTTCAGCTATTTCAACTGACTGTTTATAATCTAACTGTAAATGTAATTTAATTTCTTCTTCTGTTTCTAAACCTAATTCTTTATACTGTGGTGATTGAAGTTTTTGACCAGTAACTTCTTCAATTTTCTGTGCTAACTCCCTTTCTCTTACATCTCTCATTAATTCTTTAGCATAGTTAGTTCTTTTCTTAGTAGAAAAAGGATCAACAGCAAATGCCTTTACTTCGTAATTTCTTTGTGACATACCATTAACTACAATGTCTACAAACTTAGGTATTACTGGCACTGGCTTCCAGTCTAAATTTAAATAGCTTAAGTCACCATTAATAGCAAGCTCATCTTTATATTTTTTTACTGACTGTTCTCCTCTAGCATATAATCTTAAGTTATGATATTGATTATAATTTACTGCATAACCAGGGTAATTAGTTCCGTACCTGTAGTTTCTAAACCACTCACCTTCAATCGCTCTAGCAACGGCAAGACCATATTCTAAGGTAGCTTTCTCTGCGTCAGGTACCACCTGGTCGGGAAAAGAACTATTATTAGTTGTATAAATCATATATATTTATTGTATTAATTTCGAGGTAACTCCTTCGTTGTTATATCTTTTTATTCCTAAATCTATTTTTGTTGAAACTCTTTTAGGTATAGGTCTATACTTATTTTTATTACAAGCCATTATAGCTAAACCAGAACTTATTGTAGCATCAAATTTAGTTCTATTATTTATATTAAACTTAGACCAATCTAATAATGTTTTCTGAAAATACATACTACCCATAGAATTTTCTAGTTGACCTACATTCTCGTTTATATAAGACTCAATAGCGGCTGCGTGAGCTTGTTTTATATCTTCACTTGAATTAGGTATTCCACCTATTTCTCTTTCTGTAGTTGATAACTTATTCCAAATTTTATCTGGCCTGTTCATACTAAATCCTCTATAACCTCTTCTTTTAAAATAGTATAGTAATCTTGGTTTATTATTTTCTACTAAAATTGGCATACCATAAAAAATACAAGCCATAAGTACATCTTCAAAAAATATTTCAGCAGTTTCAGGTCTTGATATATATTCTAAAAAGAAATGGTTAGGTGGTGCGTCTTCCATAGAAAACTTAGTTAATCCATGTAATGCTCCTTTAGAGCCGCGACCATCAACAGTACCGCTAATGTCGTAAGAATCACAGCCGAAAGCTCCAATATGTTCGTTACCTGGATATTTAATTCCATTTTTTAATATTACGTTGTTTTGTATTCCTACACTAGGAACCCAAGTTAATCTAAATCTACCGTTGTTATTTGGCACAAAGCTAACTAAAGTATCTTTAATCCCATTTTTCCATTGAAAATTACCTAAAGATATACTAGCTTGACTATTCATTTCATCATTAAAGTCAATTTGCTCGTATATTTTTACTAAGTTAAACAAGCTGTCTTTAGTCTCATCTCTAAAAGCATGTTGCTCTGTTCTTGGAAACTGTCTATAATATTCATTTAAGCTGTCTTGATCTGACTTAAGTCCTTCAACTTCGTTTTCCCAATGCTCAATAACTCCTGTTGTAATTTCATAGCCATCGACTCCTTTAACTGCAGTTTTGTTTCTAACGAATACAGGTAGTCCATAAGTATCGATGAATCCTTCATAGTTCCATTCCATAGGAATGAACAAGCTATAGAGCCCAGAAGATGTTTGTCCGTTTCTATTTCTTTTAGTAGCATCAGAAGCGTAGTATAATTTTTTGAAGTTGTCTCCACCTTTATCTAAAGCATTTGAAGTTGAGCCCATCATACATTTACCTACGATTCTAGAACCAAGACGTAATGTAGTTTTTGTAACCCTCCAGTTGTTTAATATATTGTCAGGTCTTTCCCATTTACCACTTTCATCATGAGCTAATATTTTTAGCTTTTCACCATCGTATGAGTTATCACCTGTGTTTTTCCAGTCAATAGTTGTATCTAATCCTTCTAGTTCTAATTCTTTAATATTTTCTTGGAGCTTTCTACGAGTAAGCTTCGAGGCTGGAACTCTATATGCCAACTCAGTTTTCGGCCTATCCATCCCGTCTTGAATAGGTTTAAAGAAGAACGGGTAGTTGACGGATATTGGGACAACTTTATCTGTGAACATTTTTTTGGCATCGGCACCAGACTTGGAGAGTATACCGTATCTAGAATCGGAAGATATTGTAGCTTGGTTAACAAGTTCTGCGCTTGACATAAAAGAGAATCCAGATCGTCTGTTTTTAAGGTAGCACATTCCGTAACATCTGTTGTCTGCTTTACATGCTTCCCAAAATATAAAGAAGAATCTATTTGCTTCTCTATAATCTGGTGCTCCAACGTCAATCTTTGACCACTGCAAGTACATGTAATGAGTGCCAGTAATGTAAGTAGCAACACCATCATTATAAAACCAAAATCCTTTTTCTCGTCTATTAAATTCATTGTCAATATAATCGTACCATTTTTCTTTAAAATCTGATGGATATTCTTCCCAGTCAAACCTGCTTTTAATTCTATTTAGCTCTTTTGGGTACTCTTGTTTTTCCCAATATTGTTCTGCTTTTTTTTCGCTTCGTTTAAACGGTTCATCTGCTGTTGGTAAA